GGTGGAGTTCCTTGGTAATGGAAATATTACTTAATATTTATTTGATAGCAACCTCTCTTGTAACCGTTGCATCAGTAATCTGCAATTATACTGATACGCCTAAAGGAAGTGATTGGAAGGCGAAGGCTTACGGTGTTGTTGAGAAGTTTGCTCTTTTAGGCAATAAAGCCAAGAAATAATTATGCTTGAAGATGCAGTTACCCTTATCAATGACGTGGGGTTTCCGATTGCGGCCGCGCTAGGTCTAGGGTTGTTTATCTGGAAGCTAATTAATCGCATTATTGATGGGTTAGAAACTAAGGTAGATACCCTAGATGATAAGTTGGTTGAGCAAATAAATCATCTTGAGGAAAGGCTTGGCAGTAAGTTGGATTCTCAGCATGGTATATTGGTTGCACTTATTGATAGGGTTAGATCAGTAGATAACGAAATAATACGCCAAGATACACTTCTCAAAACTATATTGGGAGTGCCGCAGTTAATGCACACTGATAGGCTTGCAAAGGCAGATAGAGATGACCAGAGAAAAGATTAAAGGTTTAGTTCTAGGCATTTTGTGGATAGCTATGTCAGCAACGGCTGATCAAATAACGCATAAGTTTAAATCTCCTAGCTTTAACGGCATAAACACCTCTAGCCACTACCTTACTATAGAAAACCAAGAGTTTAACCGTAAAGCGGATATTAAGGCCGAAATAAAGGCATATCAAGAGGAGCTAGAGCGAGATGCAGAAAATACTACTCTGGCACGTTTTATAAGAAATTTAGAATCCAGAATATACGCAGAGCTAAGTAGACAGTTAGTCAACAACCTATTTGGTGAGACAATGAGTACCAGCGGAATACTTGAGCTTGAAGGAAACATTATTGAGTATCTTGTTGATGGTGATTTCATAACCTTAATTATTACGGATGCAGATGGTAATACTACGGAGATTACTTTGCCTATCGGTTCTTTTTCTTTCTAGCTGTTCAATTATTGATCAATTTGAAGATACCCAAAAGCAAAGATTTAAAAGCGAAGATGTGGTTAATATTACAAAACTGCAATCAAACGCTCTCGTTAATGTAAAACCTCCAGCAGTTAAGCCTGTGGTAGCCGTATATCCAACAGCATTTACAGATCAGACAGGCCAGCGGAAAAGTAATAGCTCATTCGCGCTTTTCTCAACTGCCGTTACACAGCAACCTAGCGCCCTTCTCATCCGTGCATTGAAACACGCTTCAGGCGGTAATTTTTTTCGTGTTGTTGAAAGAGTGGGGTTAGATAACTTAACTAAAGAAAGGCAACTCATTAGATCAGCAAGAGAGCAACTTTCAACTGGTGGAGAAGATAAGAACGTGCCTCCACTGCTTTTCGCTGGGGTTTTGCTAGAAGGAGCAGTTATAGCGTATGATACAAATCTGTCTACTGGAGGAATGGGCGCTAGGTATTTAGGCATTGGCAAGAGCGTTCAGTTTAGGGAAGATAACATAACGGTATCACTACGCATGGTATCGGTAGCAACTGGTGAAATACTTATAGAAGTAATGAGCCAAAAAACCGTATTTAGTTACGGCCAATCTGATGATGTTTTTAAATTCGTTGAGATGGGAACAGAGCTTGTTGAAATAGAATTAGGCAATTCGCGCAATGAGTCCACTACGATAGCCCTTATGAAAAGCATAGAAGGGGCTGTTTTAGAGCTAATTAACATCGGCTATGACAGGAGATTTTGGACTTATGAAAAAGACGAATAGTTTTTTATTGTTAGCATTGGTAAGCGGTTTATCTTATGCCGCTGATAATGAAATTTATATAAACCAAGCAGGTACAACTGCAAACTTTGATATTGAGCAGTTAGGTATATCTAACCTCATCGGTGGCTTAAACACTACTGCTGGGAGCTTAACGCCCCTTGATCTTGATGGTACAGGGATGACCCTTGATATAAACCAAATTGGAAACACTAATAAGTTTTTTGGTGATATTACAGCGGATAGCTTTACAGGATTTTATGAATTCACTGGATCAACAAACGCTTTTACAATACAGGTAGACCCAACTAATACCTATGGAGCCAATAACTCTAACCATCAAGTTAATGTTACAGGTTCAAGTAATACGTTTACTCTCAATCAAGGCACAACCGCACTTGCTGGAACATTAGATTTAGATTGGACGATTCAGGGTAGCAACAACACTATCACATCAACAATTAATATTGATGGCGCTACTAATTTTGTTGATATAGATGGTTCTGATAACACCCTTACTTATGTAGGTACAGGAACAAATAATTCATCAGGTGGGTATTTCTACTTAGACCATACAGGTGGGCAACGGACGTTTAATATTCAACAACTGAGTACATTAGATAATGATTGGCTCAAACTTGAGACTGTTGGTGGTAACGCTACTTCTACTATCTGTATCATTCAAAACGATCAAGGTACAAGCACAGGCTGTTGATATTGGTGGCGTATCTGAGGTAAGTGGGTACGCTCAAATCAAACGAACTGGCGCAACCAGTGCATCTCTACAGTATGATGCGGATTTAGATTTTTCTGTAAAAACCAATGATGAGGCTGTTACCACTAACGGCCGCATGGCTATTACGTTTCTTGATGATTCTCAAGTAAAACTTACCGAACACTCAAAGCTAACCATTGATGAGTACATATATGATCCAGACCCCTCTAAGGCTAAGATGGCTCTTACGTTTGGCTTGGGTACAGCAAGGTTTATAAGTGGCAAGCTAGATAAGATTGATAAAAGAAACATATCGTTAAAAACACCTACCGCTGATATTGCTATTAGAGGCACTGACTTTACTGCTACGGTTGACGAGCTTGGCCGCAGTTTAATTATTCTGTTGCCTGATAAATACGGTATGTCTAGCGGAGAGATAGAGGTTTTAACGGCTACTGGTATTGTTGTTTTGACTAAGCCCTATGAGGCTACTACTGTTTCTGTATTTGAGGCCAACCCATCCAAGCCTGTTATCTTAGACCTCTCGCTTGAGTTTATTGATAATATGCTCATTGTTACACCCCCAGAAGAAGAAGAGATAATTAAGAAACAAGAGATTATTGCTACCGCAAACATTTTAGATTTTAACGAATTAGATATTGATTATTTAGCAGAAGATTTTTTAAAAGATGATAGCTTAGAATTTACAGAGCTTGATATAAATTACTTAGATGTTAATTACTTAGAAGATTTGCTTGATATATTGGATGCGTTAGCTGTTGAAGAGGAAGATGATAAACTGGCTTTAGTTTCTGTATTTCTATTACAGGCACAACGCTAGGTACGGATGTAAAAACGCAAATTACAACACTGGTTACAGGCCAAACTGTCAGTCTGCGTAGAAGCGTAAGCGAATCAACCCGAATAGATTTAGATGGCACTAACGGCTACACAGTAATACTTATTCAAGATGGCGTATCTAATGTAATAAAAATAAACGGTGGTGAATCTACAATCCGCATATTACAGGAGGGCTAATGAAAAAAATTATTATTGCTTCTGTTTTTGCGCTTTGTTTTTTCTTGTTTATATACCAGCCAACCATACTTGAAGTTATAAAGCTTAGATCATTTGATTACCTTGTTGAGCAAGAAGAGCCAACAGGGAACATCGTACTGCTAAACCTTACCGAAGAAGATATCAGAAAAGAAGGCGGCTGGCCTTTCCCTAGGCAACGATTAGCTGAAATACACGTTGATCTGTTAAACGCTGGTGCGGTATCTGTATCTTGGGTTGCTGTATTTAGTGAGGCTGATAGGTTTGGGGGTGATAAAGCATTTGCAGAAGCGCTTTCTTATGCGCCAAGTGTGATCGCTATGTTTGAAACGGATGGCTATAAGGAGATACCCAAAACAGAGGGGACTGTAATATTGGGTGATGATGTTGGAGGTGTTCTTGCTAAAGGAGTGACTCAGAATATAGAGCCTTTGAGAGATGTTTCATTGCAGGGGATTGTTGGCGCAACCCTAGAAGCTGATCTTTTATTGCGTAGAATGCCGCTCTTAATGCGTAGTCCAGATGGCTGGATGGCTAGTTTTGGCACTCAATTACTTAAAGCGGTTACAGGGACAGGAACATACATCATTAAAACTAATTCTAACGGCATTCAAGAGGTTAGAGTCAAGCAGTTAAACCCTATACCTACTGATAGCAAAGGCCGCGTATGGGTTAATTGGGTAGCTCCAGAAGCAACATCTTTGGATGCAATGAATGTGCAAGGCAAGGTTGTGATTGTTGGAACTACAGCCAAAGGCATATTGCCGCAAGTATCAACGCCTGTTGGATTGCTTTACCCTCATCAGATACAGGCTTCTCTTGCAGAAACTATCATTCACGCATCCAACCAACAAATGCCAATGATTCCTCAAGAATCAATGCTATACGAAGCCGTTATTTTGGTTGTCGGTATGCTGTTAGTGTTTACCGTAATAAACTATTTAGGGGTTTACCTTGGGGTTCTATCTTCTTTGGGGTTAATGAGTGGTACGGTGGCGCTTGGTTATTACTTGGTCAGTAAGGGAATGTTGGTTGATGTTACGTTTGCAACGCTTTCTGAATTCATAGTTGCATCAGTTACGTTCTATCTAAATTACAAAGAACAATACAAGCTAAAAGAGCAGATAAAAAAACAATTTGAGCATTATTTGGACCCAAGGCAAGTTAAAAAACTGCAAGAAAACCCCGATTTACTCAAGTTAGGGGGTGAAAAGCGTTACTGTACGTTTCTATTTACTGATGTTCGTGGGTTCACGGCTCTTTCAGAGAGTGTAACGCCCGAAGAAGTTACATTTATCATGAATAAAGCCCTTACAGCCCAGCAATCAGCGGTTTCTCAGTGTGATGGCATGGTTGATAAGTATATTGGTGATGCAATGATGGCAATATTTGGAGCGCCATTGCATTTAGATAGCCATGAGGATAGGGCTATAGAGTGCGCTATGCAGATTCAAGAGAATATGAAAGAACTTAACAAAGAGTTTGCATCTAAGGGTTTGCCATCAGTACAAATTGGGATAGGAATCAACAGTGGAGAGGCAATTATAGGAAATATGGGGTCAGAGCAACGGTTTGACTATACAGCAATAGGTGATGCTGTTAATGTTGCGGCTAGGCTTGAGTCAGGTACAAAAGCCGCAGGTGTTGATGTATTGATTGGTTCTGCAACTGCTGATAAAGCTAAAGTTAAGCTACAATCTATTCCATCTATAGAGGCAAAAGGTAAATCTAAAAAATTAGAGGTTTATACTTATGGATGATTGGAATGATCCAGATACGTGGAAAGGTTTATTTCTTGTAATTATTATTGTTGGATTTTTTGTTTTAAGTTATTACTTAGGATGGTTTGAAAACGGTTATTACACTTATGGAGAAGGTGATTGAAGCAATCAACTATTAGCAGACTTGAAGCACACGAAAAAGAATGCTCCATAAGATACCAGAATATAGAAAAACGCCTTGAAGATGGTGCGGCTAGGTTTGACCGCCTTGAAAATATGATGTGGGGTGTATATCCATTTATTATTGTGTGCCTTGCTGTTGCAAAGTTCACTTGATATTATATTGACTCAAACCCCATAAGGGGATAACTAAAGCAGAGGCTAATATGAGTAACTTAGAAGAGAAAGCAACGATGACTGATTCAGTGGTAATTGAAAAAAACAGTGAAGAGCAAAAGCCAAAACAAGTGTTTACTTATGCGGATTATGATGCAGGTACGCAGAAGGAATGGCCTGTTGAATCTTTAGACCCTAATGCTGTTCTTATAATCAACCATGTCCAAAACTTGCAAAATAAACTGACTTCAATAAATCTTGAGGCAGGGGATATTAATTCAGCTATACAAGCAAACAAGAAAAAGTTAATTGATTTGCTACCATCTGATGATTTAGCTGTTATTACTGCCCTTGAGCAAGAGGATTCAACTGCTCACTAAAAGAGGCCGATTATGGCTGGTTTAACTGTAAATACATTACCTACGATAGAGCCTTTGTCAGAAAGTGAAATAAGGGCTTATTGTAGGGTGCAAGATGATACTGATCTTGATATATTACTTATGATGGGCAAAACAGCTAGACAGTTTTGTGAAGAGTTTACGAATAGAACTTTGCTAACCCAAACCTTGCATTTATTTTTAGATGCAATTGAGGATTTAAATAACCCTCTTTGGGAAGGAATGAGAACGGGTCCATANCTAAACTATTACAAAAACTACATTGTTTTGCCTAAAGGTCCAGTGCAATCAGTTACAAGCGTTCACACTTTTGATGATGCAGATAACAGCACTTTAATGGCATCAAGCAGGTATTTTGTTGATACTAGCAGAGACCCAGCCAGAATCACCTTGAGAACAGGAGAGACTTTCCCGACTGCGCTTAGAGTAGCTAACGCGATTAAAGTTATTTATAAAGTTGGCTACACTAACGTATCTCTTATCCCAGAGCCTTTAAAGCTAGGAATGCTAATGCACGTTGCTTATATGTACGATCAGCGTGGAGATATGAAAGATTATCAGCAAACCTTGGCAATGCCTCCAATGATACAAAAGCTGTACGCTCCTTATGTGATTCATGGGGGCTTGGGTAGCTCTACCTTAATGGCTACAGGCTAATGGCTACTTCTGGCGCATCAATAGGCGCTATGAGGAACAGCATTGTTATCCAAAGTGTTACAAGCACAACAGATAGCGGTGGAGGCCGTGGAGTGGCTTGGTCAACGTATAAGACGGTTTTTGCTCACGTAGAGCAACTTTCTGGCAATACTAAGTACACGCAAGGGGTAGTAGATGAAAAGGGCTTATACGCCTTTACAATACGTTATATAACAGGTTTAACCACTCAGCACCGTATCAACTACAATTCTAAATTATTTTCTATAACTTCAGTAATAGACCTTGATGAGAGAAACAAATACCTCGTTATCAAAGCCAGCGAGGGTGTCGCTGTATGAGTTTTGTTATTGTTAATGAAAAAGAGTTTATAGCCAAGCTAACAAACAGGCTTAAAAAAGAACCTATCAAACACGCAAAAATAGCGGTACAACTAGCGGCTGATGCGGTACGGAACGAAGCTATCAACTCTATTGCTAGAGGATCAAAAAGTGGCTCTACAGTGCAAAAGTACAATCCAAAAAGAACGCACCAGCAATCAAAAACTGGTGAAGCACCTGCAACTGATACTGGCTTTTTGATATCTCAAATTAGCGCCTCATCTATGACTGAGGGAACAACCGCCATAGGCGAGGTTAAATCTTCAGCCCCATACAGTAAGTTTCTTGAATATGGAACCCTAAACATGGGCAAACGTCCATTTATGCAACCAGCTTTAGATAAAAGCGCCAGAAAGATTAAAAAAATATTTATTAGGGAAGGGTTGCTTGGTAGAAAAGGGTCTAAGAAATGAGCATCAATCAATTCGCATTACAAACAGCTATTTACACAAAGCTATCCACGGATAACAACCTTACAAGCACTCTTGGAGCTAGTGTATTTGATGATATTCCTGAAAACACTCCGTATCCATACGTTCAGTTAGGCGAAGATACAGCAATAGATTACAGCACTAAAGATCAAACTGGTTCAGAAGTTACTGTAAATATAGATGTTTGGAGTAGGTATCGCGGCAGTTTGCAAGCAAAAAATATTATGGACAGGGTGCATACTCTGTTGCATGATAGCAGTCTGTCTGTCACAGGCTCAAATTTTATTAATATGCGTTTTGAGTTCAGTGATATAATCAGAGACCCAGATGGGATTACAAGGCATGGAGTAATGAGATTTCGTGCAATTATGCTAGGTTAATATAATCAAGAAATTGATAGGAGAATTTAGATGGCGGCACAACAAGGTTTAGATTTATTATTGAAAATTGATATTAGCGGAACTTACACAACTGTAGGTGGATTGCGATCAACATCAATTACCATGAACGAAGAATCCGTAGATGCTACAAGTAAAGACTCGCTAGGTAGTAGAACATTGCTTGCTGGTGGTGGAGTTCAAAGCGTATCTATATCTGGCTCAGGTATCTTTACTGATACAGCGGCAGAGGTTGCAGTTAGAACCGCTTACGCAGGGCAAGCAAATACTACTAACGGATCTACTGGTCAAACAGCGGCTTTTAAGAACTTCCAAGTTATTGTCCCTGATCTTGGCACTTTTACTGGAGCGTTCCAGATTACTTCTTTGGAATATGCTGGCGAATATAACGGTGAAGCAACTTACTCAATATCGTTAGAGTCTAGTGCATTTATTACATTTGCAGTATAGCGGAGGTAAATTATGTCTTGGGCTGAAGCAAAGATAAGCATTGGTACTGCAAAATTAAACGGAATGGTTAGTGGCGAAAGAGTCACTTGTCCATGTCCCGAAGGTTTTGAAGAGGTAAGCGAAATTACTATAAATGGCAAAAAGTGCAATGTTGCTTCTTGTCGGCTTGACTCCAGAGATGGTGTCTTACATTTAACCGTTGCAATGGCAACTACAAAGAAGGGAAAGTCAGATGACAAATCCGTTGAAGGGTCAGATACAAATTAATCTAGGAGGCAAGGATTACTCTTGTCGCTTAAATGTTGATGCTATTATCAAGATTGAGACACAGCTTGATAAGGGCATTCTTACAATTACGCAAAAGCTATCAGAAGCTGATGTTCGCATGGGCGAGTTAGTTTGTATTTTATTACACGCTTTAAGAGGTGGCGGTAACGATATAGATGAAAAAGATGTTAAAGCTCTTATTCAAGAAACTGGAATTGTAAGCGCTTGTAGCGCAGTAGCTACTTTATTAGTATCAACGATGAGCGATCCTTCCTCAGAAGGGGTTGAGTCAAAAAAGGGTTAGGTGACGAACTAGATGAAATAGTTTGGAGGCGTTTCTATGAAATTTGTGTAGGAATGGCAGGAATCCAACCTAGCGAGTTCTGGAATATGTCACCTATTGAAGTTTACGCAACGCTTGCTGGATTTAAGGAATTTAATACATCAAATGATGGTAGCGATAAACCCTTAGATCGGGACAGCCTTGAACAGCTAATGGAGTTATATCCCGACTAATGGCTACTAATATTGATGAACTTGTTGTCCGAATTAAAGCTGATACAAAAGAGCTTAATAAGGCATTAGACAAGGTAAAAAAGAAAACCAAAGAAACTGGCGATTCTGGAAAGAAAGGTTTCTCTGGAATGGCGGCATCCCTTGGTAAAGTAAAGGGGAAGGCTTTAGTAGCGGCCGCGGCTATCGCTGGTATTGCCGCTCTGGTTAGACCTATTGCCAAAGTCGGTATGGCGTTTGAAGATTTACAGATATCTTTAAACACTGTTTTTGGAGGCATTCGCGGTGGTAAGGATGCCTTTAACCAAGTCATTGATTTCGCAAAAACAACTCCTTTTCAAATTGAAGATGTTACCAAGGCATTCATCAGGTTAAAATCTGCTGGCCTTGAGCCTGACATTGAAATGCTTAAAACCTTTGGTGATGCGGCCTCTATCGCAGGTAACGCAACCGAGGCTTTTGCGGCACTTGTTAAAATTGCATCTAAAGCAACAGGTGGTGGTCTAGGGCTTGAGGAGCTTGAGCAGTTAGAGACTCAAGGTATCGCAGTATATCCAATACTTAGAAAGGAATTAAACCTTACTAGAGACAAGATAGCTGATTTTGGTAAAACTACCGAAGGTGCGGCATTAATAATCACGGCCTTGCAAAAAGGCTTATCTGAAACAACTGGCGGCACAATGGCCGCTAGGATGGAAAACCTATCTACAAAAACATCTAACTTAGAGATTGCGTTTAAGCAGTTAGGTTTAGCTATATTTGAAGGTGGGCTTGGAGATACCTTAAAAAGTTTAACCGATGATATTACAGGAATGGTTGACGCTATTACTGATGTTGTTGAAGCCAGCAACCTAGTAAAGGATATTAAAACAAATGTAAGCCCTACGTTTGCAAGAGCGATAAGTGATGACACGGCAAGGACTGAAGGATCTTCTGAGTTTACAAGAAAAACAGCACAAGAAAGATTAGATTCTGTAGGTGGACTTGAGGGTGCGGCTCAAAAAGAAGCGGAAAGAATCGCTAAACTACTTGAGATGGTTCAGTCAAGGGTTAAGCCTCTACGAAAAGATTTTGCTAATAACGTAGCTTTCGGAAAAGCAGAGGATTTATTTGATTTAGACCCTCAAAAAGCAGTAGAGCAACTTGAGACGAGCCTTGAGTTTGTTGAAAACTTTATGAGGGATAGAAAGGTAAAGTTAGACCTTGAGTTAGCGCCAAAAGATGATGATGGAAAACCTCTTATATCCAAAAAGCAACAGGCGAAGATTACGCGAGAGGGTGAGGTTATAAATGCAATCGCCCCACTTGAGAAGTTAAAAGAAAAGGCACTTCAAGCAGGTGATCCATTGTTTGCAGTGAAAGAAATGTTTGACCAGATAGCGATGGCAAGTGAAGCTGTAGGTAAAGATGGAAAAAGGTTGTTTGACGATGACGTCATCAAACTCCTTAAAGAGTACGCAACTGCTCAAAAGAAAATAGTAGAAGATAAAGGGCTTGCAGATGCGGCCGCAAAAGTAAGATCAGAATTTAGTGGTGCAATAAGTGCAATACAGGGAACCGTATCGGAGACTCAAAAGTTAGAGAAGCAAATAGCTCAAATAGATGCCGCTTTAGATGATGAAGATAAGTTAGCGCAAATGTTCCCTGATATGACAATTGAACAGGTAAGGGCTGGGCTTGCAACTTTAAGAGCGGAATTAGCTCAAATACCTGTAGATGCTAAAAATGCAAGTATAGAAGAAGATTTTGGTGATGTTAAATCTGCTATTGAAGGTACTATAACCCCAGCAACTAAACTAGCTAGTGTAATAGCAAATATTGCATTGCTTGCAAAAGAAAACCCTGATGCCCTTGAGGATATGCTTGGCGGCATGAAGTTAAGTGAAGTTTTAAAAATATTAAATGACGACCTTGAAGANCTTAAAGCTAAAACAGAAGATGTTTCTGAAACTTTAGGAAGTCAGCTACAGCAAGCAGTAACAAATTCAGCNAACGCTTTCACCAACAACTTTGTCAACGCCTTAATGGAGGGTAAGAGCGCTTTAAGTTCGTTTAAAGATTTTGCAAAAANCATGGTGTCTCAAATCATTTCTATCTTTTTACAAATGGCAGTCGTAAATGAAATACTAAATTCAGTATTTAATTTGCAAGGTGCAAATAGGTTCTCAACAATAAGTAACCCTAATCCTACTGCTGATAACGCTAGTGGAGGTCATTACTCAAAAGGTAAACCGATGCTTGTTGGAGAGCGTGGGCCAGAGTTAATTATTCCCAATACTGGCGGCACAGTAATGAATAACATGAATACTAAAAATGCTATGGGTGGGGGTGATACCATCATTGTCAACCAAAGCCTTAACTTCTCTACTGGCGTTGTGGGTACGGTTAGAGCAGAGATAAACAAAATGATGCCAACAATAGCAGAGGTATCAAAAAGCGCG